TCGCGGCGCCGGCGGCGGTGCAAACTTTTACGTAGTCACTTCAAGGTTTTGGCATGCCTAATCCGCGCAAGCCCACGGCGCTGAAGGTGCTGGAGGGCACAGACCGTCCAGACCGGGCGAATCCGGCCGAACCGCATTATCAACCGACGAGCGGGCTTGAGCCGTTGGACTGGCTGAACGGGCCGACGGCGGTTGAGGTGTGGAAGGAGCTCGTCGGGTTGCTGGAGGGTGCCCGGGTTTTGACGAAGGGTGACCGGATAGCGTTGATGACGCTCTGCAATTGGCAGGCAGACGTGATTGATGCGTGGCGCAGCCGCACGAAGCCGACGGCGGCGGAGGTGACTCAGCTCCGGCTGCTGTACCAGGAGTTTGGGTTGACGCCGGCATCCCGTTCTAGGGTGTCGTCGGCCGGTGATGCGGCGGGGACCAACAAGTTCGCGCAAATCGGCAAAGCCGGTTGACTACTGCGGTGGCGACGTTTGCCGAGCGGGCGACGGAATACGCCACGGCCGTCGTCTCCGGTGGTGTCCCCGCTTGCGAGTATGTCCGGCTCGCATGTCAGCGGCACCTGGACGATCTCGAGCGCGACTTCCCGTACCGCTTCGATGAGGACGCTGTTCACAAGGTTTGCGCGTTCGTTGAATGTCTGCCGCACGTCAAAGGCGTGTGGGCGCGCAACAACGAATCCCTGCGGCTCGAGGACTGGCAGTGCTTCGTCCTGGGCATCTCGTTTGGCTGGGTGCACAAGGATTCCGGGTTACGCCGCTTCCGGGTGGCCCACTGGGAGATCCCGAGGAAGTCGGGAAAGAGCTGCCTGTCCGCTGGTGCTGGGCTCTACATGTTTGCTGAGGATGGCGAGTTCGGTGCCGAGGTCTATTCCGGTGCGACCACCGAGAAACAGGCGTGGGAGGTGTTCCGGCCCGCGCGTTGGATGGCGAAAAGGGAGGTTGACTTCCAGAAACACTACGGTGTGCATGTCGGCGCGAAGAACCTGTCTATTGCCGCGACGCATTCGCGCTTTGAGCCGCTAATCGGTAAGCCGGGCGATGGCGCCTCACCGCACATGGCGATAGTGGACGAATACCACGAGCACGACACCGACGAGCAGTTGGAGACGATGCAGACGGGTATGGGCGCGCGGGAACAGCCGATGCTGTGGGTCATCACGACGGCGGGTGACGATACGGCGGGCCCGTGCTATGCGCTGCGCTCTGAGCTCATAAGTGTGCTGAAGGGCCAGGTGGAGAACGAGGAGTTTTGCGGCGCGATTTGGACGGTGGACGACGGCGACGCATGGGACTCTGAAGAAGCGCTACGCAAGGCGAACCCGAACATGGGCGTCTCTGTGTTCGCTGATTACCTGAAGCGCCAGCAACGCGACGCGATCAACAACCCGCGCAAACAGAGCACCTTCAAGCGCAAGCACCTAAACGTGTGGGTCGGTGCCGCGGACCCGTTCTTCGACATCGAGAAGTGGGGCGCGCTCGCGGACCCGACGCTCGACATAAACGATTTCCACGGCGAAGACTGTTTCGGTGGGCTGGACCTGTCATCGAAGACCGATACCACGTCGGACGCGCGGTTATTCCGTCGCGTGATTGATGGCGAGGTCCACTACTACGCTTTCGGTCGCACCTACGTGCCGACCGAGCGCATCCATGAACCCGAGAACCGCAAGTATGCCGGCTGGGCTGTGCAAGGTCACGTCGTTGAATGCGGTGACGCGCGTATCGACTACGACATGATCGAGGACGACATCAAGGGCGACGCCGACAACTTTGGTTTGATGCTCGGCGTTGACCCGTGGAACGCGACCCAGGTAATCACGCACATGCAGAAGCACATGGGTGAGGACCGCGTTGTGGAGATCCCGCAGACCGTGAACCACCTGTCGGAGCCGATGAAAGAGCTGGACGCGCTGATCCGCGACGGCCGCATCCACCACACCGGCAACCCGGCGCAGACGTGGATGATGGATAACGTCACGGCGAAGGAAGACCACAAGGGCAACGTCTTCCCGCGCAAAGCGCGACCCGAGAAGAAGATTGATTATGCCGTGGCGCTCATGCTTGCCATGAACCTGGCACTCCGACACAAGCCGAAACCGAAATCCCGGTGGGACGATGACAGCGCGGAGGTGCCATGGGTCTGACGCGGTGGGTGGCGAAAACGTGGACGCGGCTGAACCTCGACGCGCGTGACGGCATGTTTTTGGCCGGTCTGGTGCTGTTCGCTGTCGGCTGGCGTGGTGTCTATGCGCCGCTCGCGTCTCTCAGTGTCGGTGCGGTGTTGTTGTTTGTGGCCCTACGACGTTAGGCAGATCTATGTTAGATTCCCGTGACAGATATCTGATATACCGTCCGAGGGGACGCGCCGCGCCAAGCGGTTGCGTCCTCTTTGCTTTGTGAGGCTATGGGCCTACTTGCTGCCATAGAGCTTCGGGCGTCGATTGAGAACCCATCGACCAGTCTGGCCGATCCCGACGCCTGGCTCGTTGACGCTTTGGGTGGTGGCATAACAGAGGCGGGCGTTAGCGTCAATCACTCTAACGCACTCAAGTTCTCCGCCGTGTGGGCGTGCGTGAACGTGCTCGCCCAGGATGTAGCCGGCCTCCCGCTTATGGTCTATCGGCGGTTGCCGCGCGGCAAGGAAGTCGCGTCTGAGCATCCGCTGTACGCGGTGCTGCACGACAAGAGCAATCCCGAGATGACGGCGCTCAACTTCCGGCGCACGCTTCAGGCTCATGTCGTGACGTGGGGCAACGCTTACGCCGAGATCGAACGCAACGGTGCCGGCGACGTTATCGGTCTGTGGCCGCTGTTGCCTGACCGCACGACAGCGCACCGCGTCAACGGTCGCAAGGTCATCATCACGCGGGTGGGTGCTACCGATATCACGTTAGCAGCCGAAAACGTGCTGCACATTACCGGGCTCGGGTTCGATGGGCTGCGCGGCTATTCGGTCATCGGTATGGCACGCCAGGCCATCGGTGCCGCGCTCGCCGCCGAGCAATTCGGCGCGGCGTTTTTCGGACATGGGGCACGTCCTGGCGGCGTCATCACGCGGCCCGACCAGATGCCGGAGGAAAACCAACAGCGGTTCCGGCGCTCGTGGAATCGCATCCACGAGGGACTAAGCGGTGCCCAGCGTATCGCCATCCTAGACGAAGGCATGGACTACAAGTCCATCGGCATCCCGCCGGAGGAGGCGCAGTTCATTGCGACGCGCCAGCATAGCGTCGAGGACATCGTGCGCTTCTTCCGCGTACCACCGCACAAGGTCCAACACCTGCTGCGTTCGACGTACTCCAACATCACGGACGAAAACCGCAGCTATGTGACGGACACGCTGCACCCGTGGCTGGTGTGCTGGGAACAGGAGATCAACACGACGCTGTTCCGTCCCGAGGAACAGCGCGAGCTGTTCGCTGAACACAACGCCGAAGGCCGGTTGCGCGGCTCACCCACCGAGCGCTCCGACTTCTACATGAAGGGCATCAACAACGGGTGGCTGAGCCCGAACGATGTCCGCGAAATGGAAAACATGGGCGCCATTGATGGCGGCGACACGTATTTCGTGCCGCTGAATTTGATGCCGCTCGGGTCGGACATGCTTCTGCCGGCTGACGTGGAGCCGGAAGCGAACAGCCGGATGCGCGCGTTCCGTGAGAGCCGGTCACTCACCGAGCGCCAACGCATCCAGCAGACGCATGTACGAGGGTTCGGTGCTATCGCTGAGCGGCTGGTGAAAGGCGAACGCGAAAGCGTCACGCGGTTGGTGGAGCAGAACCTACGTGCCGCGCCCGACTTCCTAGCGGACCTCCGCAAATTCTACGAGCGTTTCGAGTCGCGCGTAGCGGAAGCGTTCCGGCCGCTGCTGTTGACGTATGCGGACCAGATCCGCGCGGCGATCAGCGCCGAGCTCGGCAACGACGTGGACGCCAGCCAATACGATGGCTTCGTGCAGGAATACCTGAACGGGCTCGCCCGGCGTCACGTCCGCAAGTCGGAGCTCCAACTGCGCGCGATAGTGGACGCGAACCCGCCGGAGACGCTAGCGGCTGCCATCACCGAGCGACTGGACGGCTGGGGCCAGACCCGGGCGGGCAAGATTGCCGCGTCCGAATCCGTGCGGGCGATGGGCGCGCTATCGCGTTACGCCTATGCGGTCGGCGGCGTCGTTGCGCTTGTCTGGCGCACCGTCAGCGACAGTTGCCCGTATTGCTCGCGCATGAACGGCCGCGTCGTCAGCATGCAACAGAATTTCGCCAACGCTGGCGACACGATAGACCCGGAATCCGATGAACACGACGTGATGACGGTCAAGGCGTCGGTCGGACATCCGCCATTGCACAAGGGCTGTGATTGTTTGGTCGGCGCCAGCTCGGGCGCGCGGGCCGTGCAGCGTGCCGACGAGGAGGGGCCCGCAAGGGAGAAGGTCGTGGTTGCGCCTCCCGCGCCGATCACGCTCAACGTGACGTTACCGCCCAGGGAGGAAACGAACCGCACGGTGCGCTTCGTGCGCGATGAACATGGCGCGATCCAGGCCATGGAAGTGGATGACGATGGCGATACGTAGCGGCGTATGTGTCGGCGCCAAGGCGTCGTTTCTGGCGGGCGTGTTCCGCGACATGCACCGCTATCGGATGGCGCTCTATGGTGCCGATGCCGTACTCGGTCCTGATACCGACACCTATACCCGCAAGGGCGAAGTAATCGCGCCCGGTTACGACCGTGGCGGCCGCGATATCCCCGGCTGGCACGTCAGAACGAAAGGCGACGCGGCGTACATCGGGTTTGAGGACGTGGTATGGCCGGAGGCGACCATCCGGGCGCGTGGCGCGCTGGTTTACAACGACTCTGTTCCGGGCATGCCGGCGGTGGCCGTGCTGAACTTCGGCGGCGACATCGTGAGCACAAACGGGCCGTTCACCGTAGGTCTGCGCGACTTCCTGCTGACGATATCCTGACGTGGCTTACACCATCTCGTTCGAAGGCACGCGGGTCAACGACTCCGACACGACTAGCGGTTGGACGAAGTGGAAGGTCGGCGGCGGTGCGCCGAGCGCCGAGCCGGCGAACCGTTACCAGGGCTCCAACGTCGTCGGCAACCAGATCAAGACGGCTATCGGCGGGCTCAAGTACGCGCACGCGACGGGCAGCAACATGGCGACCGGGGGGCCGTACCCGCTGTGGTTCGTCAAAACCGTGGTTACCGATTACGCGGATCTCGTGACGACTATCGGTGCGTCGGTGTCGCTCGGCACGTCCACCGGCTCGCGTTACCGTTACATCGTTGCCGGCTCGGACGCGAACCGCTCGCGCTTCAACGCATGGCCATCGCAGGGCGGCTATCTGATCTTCGGATTGAATCCGACGGTCACCGGCTGGCGCGAACAGACTTTCGGCTCGCCTAATCTCGGTTCGGTGAGTTGGTTCGGTTATCAGGTTGACACGCAAACCGGGCTGTCCAAAGCCGAGAACATGGGCCTCGACGCTATTGACGTTGGCACGGGGCTGAAGCTGTACGGCACGACCCCCACGACTGGCGGTTATGCGGCCTTCGTCAATTGGGACCAGGGCGTCGCATCCAACCGCTACGGCGTTGTAGTGCAGCCTGGTGGTGCGGGCGCACCGATTACCTGCAACGGTCGGCTGGACATCGGCACCGCGTCGGCTGCAAGCGACTTCACGTCCGCCAATGAAGTTGTGGTCTACCCTGACGGTTACCACGGTGAGGGCGATGTCGGCGTCTTGGTCAACCTCACGGCCACGGGCAGCACGTTCAGCGATTCGTCAACGCATATCGGGCTAGGCAGCCCAACGACGGAAGACACGCGCCCGGATTACACGTTTCAGGGCACAGGGAGCCCCGCTACGGCCGCGTTCACGCTGAAGAACTTCAACGCCGTCACGCTCGTATCAGCGGTCGATGCCAATGGCGTGGACATCGAATGCAAGAGCCTGACGCAATCCGGCGCCGAAATCCAGAGCTCGACAATCCGCACAGACGCGACGGCCGGCGCCGCGACGTTACAGGATCCGACGTTTGGCGAGACTAGCGGCCTACATGATACAGCGTTCCGCCAGGCTAACGCTGGCCATGCGATAGAGCTTACCGCTTCGAGCTATGCGTTCTACGGGCTGACGTTCACCAACTACGGGTCAATGACAGCCAACGACGCGGCGCTCTACATCAATCGCGCTACCGGCTCGGTGACCATCGACATCAACGCGGGCGACTCGCCCACATACCGCTCGACAGGCGCTAGCGTACAGATCAACAACCCGAAGACGCACACGATCTCTAACCTCCGGCCGGGTGATACTGTCATCTGGATCGGTGCGACTGCGACGGCTGGCGCCGAAGAGCTTGAAAACCTCGTTAGCGCCACTGGTGGCGACCTCGGATACAGTTACAATTACTCGTCTGACATAACCGTGTGGGTGCAAGTTCTGTCTGGCGACAACAGCAAAAAGAACACCGTCACAGAGATTGTTCTGAAGAACGAAAATGCCGGCTTCCCGGCGGTGCAAGCCGACGACTTGTTTTACAGCAACCCGACATGAGGCTGACGTGACATGGCTAAGATCGTAGACCCGGACCAGCTAAATCAGACGACTGAGGTGACGTTCGATACGTCTGCGAAGACTATTGATCTCGCCGTTGCCGGCAACCTGAACGATACGGCTCCGGGCCGTACATCCGGCGTGACGCACCAGGCGCTCTATTCCTTTACCAAGGAAGAGTGGCTTGCGACCGCCGCGCTTCAGTCCAGCCGGTTCCCGTTTACGCCGATTTTCGAAGCCAAATTCATTTGGACGAACGACTGGCAGCCGGCAGACGCGCAAACCCGTGACCTCATTCGGGACGGCGGCTTCCGCATCGAGCTTCTGGACGACGAGTATGCGGTGATGATCTCGCTTCAGGACTTCGATAATACCACAGACCAGGCATACTACTGGTACGACAGCACGGCACGTTGGACGGGTGTGCCGAACAACTTCGACAAAACCGGCGAGCTAAACGAGCCGTGGCTGATCTTCGACGGCACGAACGATTACCGCGACTTCCTGAAGGTCTTCCTTCGCATCCAGGGTAAGACGCACGGATACGGCGACCTGGTGGTGGACCAGGGCCTCAGCAGCCTGACCTATCAGGCGTACAGGGTGCCGCTGTCGAATTCGACCGACCCGAACATCGTTACGTCTGATAACGATATCGACACGACCCAGCCGTACACCGATATGCAGATCAACTACCTCAAGGGTACCGGCTTCTCGACGTTTGCCGGCAACACCGCATATCCGGCCACGGCCGTGGTGTTGGACCCGGCCCGCCAGGCTGGTGGCTCTACAGGTGGTACATGGTGGTTCACGGCGACCGGCGGCACGTCGAGTGCGTCAGCGACCACGACCACCGCCGACATCGTGGTTACCTGGGAATCCTATGCCGGTGAGACACAGATCGGCGGCGAATGGCGCGCGTTCAACCGCATCGTGGAGATGTCTGCGACAGGTGGTACCGCGACACTCAAGCAGTTCTACAATTTTGGCGAGCGCCAGTTACGCCAGGCGGGCGACATCAACGACAACGCGCTCGGCGCCCCGAACCAGAACAACTATGGCACGGTTGACGGTGAACTGGCCATGGACCTGTTCGACTACGTGGGCTCGACGCTGCGCACCCGCCCGGGCGTGAACATTTTGGACTTCGACGCCAACGACACGAACAACCTTGAGGTGCGCGACATCACGGCGGCGACCACCGGACTCGACCAGGACGATGTCCCGGTGACGAGCAACGTGAGGACGTACCCGTTCGTGGCCGCTGGCAACATCGTGTTCAACTCGGCGCTAGTGGACGAGCCAGACGTTGACACGAATTACAAGATGTATTTCCAGTACACGACTCGCGCGACCGGCTCAGACATCGCAGTCGTGAGCCCGACCGGGGCGAACGGCAGGCTGACGAGCACGGGCGGCTCGGTGAGCCTCACCGCGAACTTCGCTACCGGCGAGTACATGCAGCTCAGCGGGTTCAGCACCGCGACGGCGAACAACGGCTTGTTCCGCGTGACCGCTGCAACGGCGACCGACAATATCAAGGTCACGAAGGTCAACGGACAGTCTATGGTCGCCATCTCAGCGACCGCCGGCTACTCGATCCACATTGACAACGATCCCTACGACTCGCCGGACGCGATTGTCGTGGACACTAACGCGGGTGCGACGGCTACCGGCATCGCCGGCCAGATTTCTGCCGCTAGCATTGCGTTTGACTTCGACTACGACAACAACGTGCAAGGCGGCCGCACGGCGAACAGCGATGCGCCTGTGGCGATCATCGCCCAGGGGCTTGGCGGTGCGCAGTGGGTCGATGGTCTGTTCACCATCACGCGGACGACTGGACTAAACTTCCCAATCAACGCCGCGGTTGAGCGTGTCTATGCGAATCCGACCTAATGGCTAATCCCTGGGAGCGATACCCGGACCTAGAACACCTGTCGGGCAAGGCGCTTGCGAAGATGCAGCGCCGTAGGCGTCAGAAGTTCGTGCGCTATTGGCTGTTCCGTATGCAGGACGCGGAGGAGATGGACAAGCCGCTTCTAGATGACCCGCTACGGAACGCGGGCTTCTACAACTTCTGGCTGGAACAGCGACCCGAATATCAGATGAGCCCGACGGGTGTGCGCGAACCCGTGGCGCCGGACAAGCGCGTGACGGTCGAACGGTTGGGTGGCTATAAGGCGTTCGCGTCACGTTGGGACGTTGACGAAGACCTGACCGTATACATCCGGCATTCAAGCGTCTGGCAGGAATGGAATGCTGTGCTCTATCGGGTCGTGCCGGTGCTTGGTGAGCGATGAATGGCCGCGAACGTAACTGCCGACCCGGATACTCGCGTCATCGAGATCACAAAGGTGCCGGTCAGCGGTGTCTCGTCCATTGACGTGGTAACCGACATCTACACGGGACTCAAAGACGATTGGCGCACTACGGCAGCGTTGCAGCGGCTACGTTTCCCGCTGCGGTCGTTCGGTGACCCGAAGACGCCGACGCGGACCATCGGGCCGTATGTCTTTCTTGACAACGGCTCAGGCTGGCGGATCCGACCGTATGACGTGGACCACGAGCTCACCGTCGTAGGCAACGTCGTCGCGGAAGACGTGACGTTACCCGTGTGGCTGGCACGCGCCGGGCGCTCTATCCTCGTCCTTGAGGAGCAGTCATCGCAGGCGTTAACGGCTGCTGTCGGGTCAGGGCTGACAAGTGCTCAGTCTACGCAACTTTCCGAGCTCTACCAATTGCGTGGGCTGTTGACTGGCGCACCCGCTACGTATGCGGACACGCTGATTAGCGTCAACGGCGTCGAAGTCGCGGTAACCGATAACGGCGACGGCTCTTACACACTGACGCGCCAATGAGCCTCGCACTGGACATGGCGACGCTCGGCGTGTTGTCTGGCGCCGAAAGCATGGCCCTAGAGGGTGTATATGTCGGCACCCCGGCCGTCGTAGAACAACCACCCGCCGAGGTCGGCCACGTCAGTGGCTACAGCATCGCAGACGCTTGGCGCATCATCATACCGGGTGAGGTGCTAGTAGATGGCTTCATCCTAGACGCGAAGTTAGGTACAATTCAGGTTGGGTTCCCGTTAGACGTAGAGCTTGGCAGAACCGATGTCGTCGGCGGGGCCCGCGCTCTAGCGGCGCTGAATGAAATGCCGACAGAGATGGGCGCGTGGCGGTTAGACGCTGGGGCATTGGTGAGTGTTGGTGCGCTAGACAACGAAGCGACAGAGGGCACCGTATCAGCGCGCGGCATCCAGAACCTAGAACACGAGATACTGACTTACCTGGCATGGCTGGAGGCGAAACGATGAGCGG